TCTTCGTGAGGTGTAAATGTCTGGGTTCATTCGTAATATGATTCGGGAGCAAGGATTGTCGAGAGACGTCCGCCCCGGTGATGGTTTCGGAGTTGGTTTATTAGCATCAAATCCTGGAGATGCGGCTGTAACGCTAACTCCAGGACAGATTCTCGGCGGTATCATTGCTGGTGCTACATTAACTGTAGGTAGAGCATACACGATGCCTCTAGCTGCTACTTTTGCAGCAGCTGTTCCTGAAATGAGTATTGGTGATACCTTTCTTTTGCTTGTTAATGCTCTTGGTAACACTATCACAATGACCACTAACACTGGTTGGACTTTGACAGGTACTCTGACTGTTGCAACTGCGACTTCGCGATTCTTCCTCATTACTCGCACTGGTGCAGCCACTTTCGCAATGGTTGGACTGTAATTAATCAACTTTTAAAGGTACCTGACAAATGACGACTGGTATTTTCTCTACCAATCAATTCACTACCGATCACGCAAAGAAGTCTTTTGCGTCGATGATTACTCGGCTGATGCCAAATGGCGAAGCACCGCTGGTTGGTTTAACGTCGAGACTTCAAGAAGAATCTGCTGTTCAAACCGAACATGGCTTCTTCTCGAAATCAATGGTGTTTCCTGAGATGCGGCTCAACGGTGCCATTGCTGATGGTACCACCTCAGTATTCACTGTTGACACCACAGCAAATCTACTTCCCAACATGCTATTGAGAGCGGATAGTACTGGTGAAATTGTTTTAATTAACAATGTTTTGAGTGCTGTCCAAGTTCACGTTACTCGTGGTGTTGGTACTGTTGCTGCTGCTGCAATTGCTGACGATGTATATTTGTATCAGGTTGGAACTGCATTTGAAGAATCTTCGTATCGTCCGCAAGCTCTTGCAATCAATGCAGTTCGTGTTACTAATTTGACTCAAACCTTCCGTAATACTTGGGCTGTTTCTGAGTCTGTTCGCCAGACAATGATGATTGCTGGCGACACTAATGTTGCAGAAAATAAAGCAGATTGCGCAACTTTCCATGCTGTTGATATGGAAAAAGCATTTTTCTGGGGACAGAAGTCTCAAGGAACTCGCAATGGTATGCCTTTCCGTACAATGGATGGTTTGCATTCTCACGTTAATACTCTTGCATACTATCCTCCGTACATGGCAGCTGTAAACGTTTTTGCTGCTGGTGCAACTACTACCTTCACTCAACTTGAAAACATGCTTGATCCGGTGTTTTCACAAAACACTGACCCCAAAGTTGGTAATCATCGTCTGTTGTTCGTTGGTGGAACTGCAAAGAAAGTTATTAACAATATCGGTCGTATCAATGGTCAATATTATCTTGAACATGGTCAAACTGAATATGGTTTGCAATTTGATGTTTTTAAGATTGCTCGTGGTACTTTCACGATGATTGAACATCCGTTATTTAATTCTAACACTTCTTGGATGCGTGTTGCTTTTGCTGTTGATTTATCCACCTTCCGTTATGTTAAATATCGTGCAACTACTCACAAACCTTTCAATGCTCCTGGTACTGAACAAGCAACGGATAACGGTATTGATGCTACTGGTGGTACTCTCACTACTGAATGCACGTGTGCAGTGAAGAATCCTCCTGCTAATGCATTCATCAGTAACTTCACTGCCGCTGCAGTTGGTTAATGTACTTGGTTTGCGGTAATCCTTAAACCGCTTTACTTTCACTGAGTCCACTGGAGATAGACAATGAATGATGAGAAACCTGCTGAGGATTTTGGAAGTGTTACTAAACAAGTGCCTACTACTCCTTCCTTTCGTGTATATTTTTCTTCTGTTCCATCCATGAGATATGTGTTTGGTATCTACGATGATGGACAAGGAAATGAAGATAAACGAGTGAATGGTCAAGAAGCTGTATTTCGTGCTGGAATGTACATCACAGATGATCCACTGAAAATTAAATTGCTTGATGCAGAAATTGTAGCAAAACATCCTAACATCAAATCAAATCCATCACAATTTGTTACTGAAGATTTTGCCGATCCAATTAAGCAAATTGAAAATAAAGCGCGAATTGATTTACTTCGAGAGCTCCAAGAAAAAGGATTAATCAATCTTGATCTTGGTAATCATGAAACCTTTACTAAATTCAAAGCAAGTATTCAATCTAGCGCTGATCTTCCTGCTGAGATAACTGGAACTGCTGCTGTTAGAGCTGCATTAGCTAATCTTAGCAATAGAAAGCCTGTTCATATTCCTCCTAAATAATTCCCATGACACTTGTTGAATTAGTTTCTGAAGTATATGGTTTGACTGGTCGTCCCGATTTGGATGTACGAACAATTAATGCAGTTAAAAGAGCTACATTGAGAGCACATCATTTAGATTTCTTCTCTCGAGATTTATATGAAGTTCCTCTTGTATTTGATACTCCAGCATATTTGCAAGAAATAGAGTATCGAACAGTGATTCCTCGTTTTCGTGCAATTAAATATTTACGACACTATGATGCAGTAACTGATTCTGCAGGAAAGTTTTTGAATAAAATTACTCCTGAAGAAACATTGAATAATTATGGTGAAACAAAAACTGATGTATTTTATATTGCAGGAGATGTTATTCAAATTCGTTCTTCCATTTTGTTGGAATATTTGTTATCTGGTTGGTATCGTCATCCTGATATTACTGATTCTGGCTTTTCTTCTTGGATTGCAGATGAACACCCATCAGCAATAGTATATGCTGCAGCAAGAGAAATATTCAAATCAATTGGAAAAGATGAAGAATATCAACGAATGGCCTCAGATGTAGCAGAGCAAGATATGTTAGTTAGAATGACTGGTATTTCAGAGGTGGGGGTCTAAATGGGTGCAAGTGTTTGGGGAGCTTCTGCTACAACTACTCCTGATGCAACACCGAACTTACTTGGTGGTTTTGATTTTAGAAATCGTTTGATAAATGGTGATATGAGAATAGATCAACGAAATGTTGGTGCTGCTGTTACTGTAAATTCAACAGCTCCTCCATACTCTGTTGATCGTTGGCTCGGAAGAGGTGAAGCTGCTGATGGTAGTTTTACAATGCAACGAATACTTACTGGTGGCCCATCTGTATTGAGTTCATTTTTACGTTGTGTTGTTATTGGAGCAGATGCTAATGTAACTGCGGCACAAGCATATTTCTTCTCCCAGCGGATTGAAGGACATATGCTTTCTGATTTTTCTTATGGAACTTCTGTCGCTAGAATTGCTATTCTATCGTTTTGGATTAGATGTAATAATCTTGGTGTTTTATCTATTTGTTGTAGGAACATTGGAGCAACAAGAACATTTATTGGAACAATTACAATCAATGCAATAAATACCTGGGAATTTAAAACAATTGTTATTCCTGGAGATACTGTAGCAACACTTTTACAAGAAACAAACTTTGCATTTGATTTAAGTTTTATTCTTGGAGTTGGAACTAATTTTCAATCTGATGTGTCAGGTTGGCATAATGGTAATTTTTTCGCTTCATCCACTCATACACGTTTTATTTCCATTGCTGCTTGTACATTAGATATAACAGGTGTGCAGTTGGAACCTGGAGAAGTTGCTACTGATTTTGCATATGTTCCATTTGAATTAGAATACATTCGTTGTCAGCGATATTTTGAAAAATCATTTAATTCAGCAGTTGCTCCTGCCCAAAGTGCTGGTTCTCAGGGAGCATCAATAGCAGTACAAGCTGTTGGAGCTGCAGCAAATTTTGCTACTATAGGAATTCCTTTTAAAGTAGAAAAACGAGTAACTCCTTCTATTGTTACATACAATCCATCAGCTGCAAATAGTCAAATGAGAAATATAACATTACCTGCTGATTGTTCAGCTACAATAGTTGGTAATATTGGTACCAGTGGTTTTTCTGCTTCTGCAACTTCTGCAGCAGGATCAGCTGCTGGCAATAGCAATGCAATTCACTGGACAGCTGCAGCGGAGGTAGTATGAAAAAAGTATTATTTGGACTATTTGTTTGTTTACCTTTAGTGACTTCTGCTAGTTCTTATGAATTATTTGTTTCTCACGGTGAAGCAAAATGGAAAGTATGTGGAGAAGGAGTTGGTTGTTGGCGTCAACCTCCTTTGGATTATGAATTTAAATTAATAGACAATACAGCATCTGTAGGAATTATTTTCAATCGTCACATTGGTATTCAATATAGTGATTGGGGAACTGTTGGAGTTGTAGGAGATTATGTTGATGATAGTCGTT